CTGAATGCCACCGCCGGAATAACAATCTGCCGGTCAAACGGCTGATCGTCATAAACCCTGACGGTAATGGTCCCTGATGGCCACCTCTCCGGTGCACGGGAGTCACGGGGGAAAGCCTTACCCACTGTTTTAACGAGATCGCCTTCAATCTGGTTTGCAGACAGTTTCCCTCTGATGACACAGTTCTCGTTAATGGTGACATTATTGAGCGTGCCGGTATTCGCCGTGATGGCTCCACTGATATCCGCATTGCGGGCTGCCAGCCTGCCATCCGGCGTCAGGGAAAACGTAGGAGGATTGCCGGATGACGTGATGCTCACCGCAAACAGTCGCTTCAGGAACACGTCGTTCATGAACAGCTGATTCCCCTGCGCCACAAACAGCGGCGTGGTGTTGCCGTTCTCCGGGGTAATCATCGCAATGCGATCGGCCTGCAGCAGAATGTTACTCAGGGTCTGACCATCAACATCCTCAATCCCCGCGCCAATCCCGGCCACATAGGGAATACCGTTTTTTGTTTTCTGCACCTTCAGCATATACATGGCATTCAGCTCATTGCGCGTGTCTGACTGAACCCGCTGGATTTGCTGTATGGTCACGGCCTGGTCACCCAGTTTTTTATCCGTGGTCGAGGTAATTTCACTCCCTTTTTTATCCACGTACTGGCGGACCTGTGCTATCTGTCGGGCGTTTTCTGACTGCCCCTGGCTGACAGTCTGTGAGATTTCACTGCTCACCCGGTCCACTTTCTGGCTCACCTGCGCGATGGCCAGTGTCTGGTCCTCATTCTTTTTCGCAACCAGCTGCGTGAGGCTGTTTTCCGCCTCTCCGATTTTCCGGGTCACTTCTGCGATATCCGTGTCCATCCGCTGACGGATGTCTTCTTCCAGTTGCGTGACCTCCGTACGCAGCGCTGAAGCATCAATGCGCTCTTTCAGTGCCTGGCCCAGAAGCGTCTCATCTATCAGACCACGGAAAAATTCCAGATACCCTTTTGCATCATTGCTGGCCTGCCCGCTGGCTTCCACAAATGCAGACTTGCCCACCAGGTTGACACTGCGCACATAAAACCAGAAATCCATCCCCGGCTTAATCCGATCGCCCTGGACAGTCCACTGACTGCCGGTCCCCAGATAACGGGCAGATTTTTCCACCTGTGCTGTGTTCGTGATGCGTTTTTCTGAGAACCAGAATTCAAACTGTACCGTCGGGTCATACACCGCAAGACGCGGGACCGCCGTTATCTGAAAATACCCCGGCGTCAGCTCAATCCGCGACGGCGCTGCCGGTGCGGCAATCCGGAACGATACCGACGCCGGATCGCCCTGCTGTCCCCGGGCATTTACCGCCCGGACCGTCAGCGTGTAACGCCCCAGCGCCAGCTGCCTGAAGCGGTAAGTGGTTTCCGCCGTCCGGGCCGTGCTGACCAGCCGCTCACTGCCGTCATCCGCTGTTACGGTCAGACGGAGCAGGAAGCTCACGCCCTTCACCACCTTCGGCGTGTCCCAGCGCGCCAGCACCTGATATTCCCCGCTGTCTGCGGTGACTTCGGCGGTCAGGTGCTGCACCGCTGGCGGCGTGACACCATTCACCGTGCCGCTCTGGTCGCCGTCAAAGTGCGCTCCGTTATCCACGATGGCCTCTTTTTCCGGTACATGCTGCACGGCGGTGATGGCATACGCATCGTCATCGTTCTCCCGGATACTCACACAGCGGAACAGGCGCTGGCGCAGCGTCGGCAGCTTCAGCCCCCACACGCTGTATTCGGCAACGCCGTCAGGAATACGGCTCACTTTCACCTTCACGCCGTCGGTGACGGACTGGACCTCCACGCTGACCGGATTCCCACTTCCGTCAACCAGGCTTATCAGCGTGGTGCCGGAGGATGACAGCATGATTTCACGGTCGAGCGTCAGCGTCCGGGTCTGGCTGTTCACCGCCAGCACGCGACCACCGGTGCTGATACCGGCATAGTCATCATCGCAGATTTCAATAACATCGCCCGGCACATGGCGAAGCCCTTCTGCGCCCACGCTGAAATCCACGGTCTGCGTTTCCAGCAGTTCCGTTTTAATCAGCCACAGCCCGGCGCGGTGTGCCTGCCCCCGGCTGGTACAGCCAAAGGCATCCATCTTCGTGACATTACGACCGTAACGGGCAATGGCCTGCGTATCTTCAACAAGCTCTGTCGCCGTCTCCCAGCCGTTGTCCGGGTCAATCCAGTTCACCTCAACGGCATTATGGCGGTCCTTCAGGGCGCTGAAGCTGTAGCGGAACGGCGCGCCATCATCCGGCATCACCACATTACTGCGGTTATAGGTCCACACCTTATCCGACTGTCGGTCCTGCACGAACGTCAGCGTCTGCCCGTTCCATACCGGCATACAGCGCATCGCCGAGCAGAAATCACTGAGCACATCCCACGCCTTGCGCTGTGTGGTCAGGTACGCATTACAGGTGATGCGCGGCTCCGTGCCGCCAAAGCCGTCCGGCACTGACTGGTCGCAGTACTGGCCGATGACATACAGCGCCCATTTGTCCACATCCGCCGCACCAAGACGTTTCCCCATGCCGTAGCGCGGGTGGGTCAGCATATCCCACAGACACCAGGCCATGTTGTTGCTGTATGCTGGTTTTAACGTTCCGTCCCAGATACCGCTGTATTGTCGCGTCTGCGGGTTATAGTTCGACGGCACCTGCAGAATGCGCCCGCGAAGATGATAATTACGGCTCACCTGCTGGCTGCCGAACTGCTCCGAGTCCACCTGTACGCCGACCAGTGCCGTGTTCGGGTAGCACTGTTTCACATCGATGATCTCGGTGTATGACGACCAGAGCGTTTTGTTCTGCAGCTGGTCTGTGGTGCTGTCCGGCGTCATCCTGCGCATCCGGATATTGAACGGGCGCGGCGGCAGGTTATCCACCACCACCGAGGCCAGATACTGCGAGGTGGTTTTGCCTTTAATGGTGATGTCTTTTTCCGTCACCCAGCCACCATTACGCTGTATCTGAACCAGCAGGCGGACTTCCGACGGATTCCGGTCACCCTTTGAGGTGGTTTCCACCAGTGCCTGCACACCGAAGGTAAAGCGCAGACGGTCGATGTTTGCCGACGTGATGGTGCGGGTGATCGGCGTGTCATATTTCACTTCTGTACCGAGCACCGTCTCGGAGCCGGAGGATTCAAAACCTTCCGGCGGTGTCTGCTCCTGCTCACCTGCCCGGAACACCACCGTGACGCCGGAGATGTTGGTATTCCCCTCACTGTCCAGCACCGGCGTACTGTTCAGCAGCACGCTTTTTAATCCATCCACCGGACCTTCAATCGGCCCTTCGCTGATGGCATCAATCACACTCAGCAGTTGCGTGGACTTCAGGTTGTCCTTCGCTTCGCGCGGGGTATGCCCCTTACTGCTTCCTTTGCCCATTCGTCATGCTCCATAAACGACAAAACCGCCCGGAGGCGGTTTCACATGAAATATTTTGCATCAGCGGCCAATCACCACAACCTGACCACCGTCCCCTTCATCTGCCGTGCTGATCTCCTGAGAAACCACACGAGACCCCACGCGCATTTCACCGTACAGAACAGGCAGAACATTGCCCTGGGCAACCATGTTATCCAGTGATGAGAAATAGGTGTTCTGCTTACCGTTATCCGTGCTGGTCGCTGTGGGCGTCCGGGCTTTCGGTGCCAGCATCTGGGCCACACCACCCAGGATCATACTGGCCCCTGCCGCATACATGCCCGATACAGCCGCGGCACCCAGCCAGCCCACAGGGTTCCACCATGCCACCGCAATCAGCGCCGCCCCCAGCACCACCTGAAACACACCGCCACTTTTAGCTCCCGCCAGACGCGGCACGATGTGGATCACGGCACCATTTGCCAGCGGCTCATTAAGACGGGCAGATAATTCGGTTTCACCTGCATCACGCCCGGCAATGCGCACCTGATACCAGCCGTCATTCAGTTTCTGACGAAACGCCGGGAGCTGTGTGGACAACGCCCGGATGGCTTCAGCCCCCGTTTTTACACGAAGGTCGATGCGGCGGCCAAATCGTTGTAAATCCCCGTAAAGGCAGATGCGTGCCATGCCCGGTGACGCCAGAGGGAGTGTGTGCGTCGCTGCCATTTGTCGGTATACCTCTCTCGTTTGCTCAGTTGTTCAGGAATATGGTGCAGCAGCTCGCCGTCGCCGCAGTAAATTGCGGCATGATTCGGCACCGATGAACCAAAGCAGCACAGCAGCACGTCGCCAGGCTGCGCCTCTGTCAGTGCGACACGGTAAAAACCAGTCGCCTCCATATTGCCAAGATAGAGATTCTGACCGTTACGCCACCAGTCATCCCCGCGATGAAAATCCGGCATCTCAATCCCCGCCAGATGATAAGCATCCCGGAACAGCGTGTAACAGTCCGTCGCCCCGTGCTCAAAGCGCCGCCCGGTAAGATGCGGCACACAGCGGAATTTATGAATCTCACCCCGGCAGACCAGCCACCAAGGCAAATCGCTCTGCACCTGCAGCCGCCTGTCAGCCTCACTCAGCCAGGGCAGGCCACCGGGGTGGCTGTGGACCAGCGCCACAATCTCACCCTGCATCTCTGCCCGCAGCCAGTCTTCCGGTGCAATACGAAAATACGCCTCCGGCTCTGCAGAGATATTCACACAAGGGATATACCGCTCCCCCTCCGGCGTTCTCACCACGAAGCCGCACGACTCCGCAGGCGCACACCGCCGGGCGTGTGCCAATATATTGCTATAGAGCATGAGAACTCCTGATAAAAAACCCAGCCGAGGCTGGGTCATTTCGTTGGTAATCTGTTAGTAGTGATGCAGTGAAGGCGGCAACTCTTTGCTCTTAAGCCTTACCCATGCGGAAAGATTCGTTGGTCCATCTGGCTCATTAATATCAACATCTCGTGTGTGATTGATTAAAACGTCTCTCGCCATTCCAATAACATACGAGAACTCATGGCCGTAGTCGTAACATATGCCGGAATAGCCAGACTGAATCAGTTTTAATGCGGGATACAACTCACGGAACAATGCCTGTGAGCGGTTGGCATAATCCCACAGCCATACAAGGCTATCTGTTTCTTTTGCGGAAAGCCCGTTGAGCTTCTTCTCTTGTTTGCCAATGAACTCACCTTCAAGCGGAACGCGAGCAGCAAGTGACAGTGCTTCGGTAAACTGCTCCTCACTAATTTCTTTGTACGAACATCCAAAATGGGATTTCAGTGACGACCACATGGTGATCATCGCCTTAGCCTGTTTTTCTTTTGGCAGAGACTGACCGCGACTCATGACGAGTTGTTTAATGGCTTCCTGCTGTTCAGTGGTGATTTTACCCGGCAACGCCTTTTTAGCTTTGCGCGGGTTAATCACATGGCCTTTAGTCCAGTACTCGTAGAGCACATCGTCACACTCTTCCTGATACTGGATTACCTTCTCGCGGATTTCAGGGCGGACTTTGTTAGGACTGATGGTTTGGAGCCAACCATTCAGTTTACGCAAAGCAAGGCAAATCATGGTCTGCATACCGCCAACTGAAGGTATTGCGATTTCCACAATACCTTTAGCAAATCTTTGTTTTAACTTTGTAAACTGTGAAGCCCAATCCATACCCATTCCCTCAACGATAGGTTTCATTGGGGTGTACGGTTCGCCGTTGTGATTGACGACATAAAGCTCTGCGCCGTGGAATGGCACGTTGATAGTAGATACCGCTGTTGCTATACTCATTTCGTTAGTTCCTTGGAAGTTACTGACATAGAAGCCCGATTTGTGTTCGCGCACTGTCGGGCTTCGCTATTTTTATGTCCTAGCATTCTTCTCTCCAATCAGTCCGTACACTTTTCTCAATTGATAAATAAGTTCCGTGTTGAACTGTCGACACTCTTTTTCTCCATTTCTTTCAATCGCCTTCCTTACATCCTCTGGGAAACGAACCTTGCGTTGATACATGTCTTTTGCTTTTTCCATCTCCACTCCTTAAATAGCCTCACTGTGGGGCAATCAAAATTGTCACACCGTGCGTCATTGAAGTCAACCCCACCGTGGGGCATAATTTACTTATTGTGAATTTTTCCTGTTTGGACTAATGGTATGAGTAGAGAAGACCCTCAACTTCGGATTAGGCTTCCTGTTGAATTAAAAAAAATAATTGAAGCGTCATCAAAACAAAATAATCGTTCTATGAATGCTGAGATTGTCACTCTGCTTGAGTTGGCGATTCGTGTTTGTCGTGATTTTGGGCCGGAGGATGGTCCTATCGTTCAGCAGTTTAAAGAACAACTAGATGCGATAAACAGAAAATATGGTAAAAGCGAGCATGAAAAACTTATACCTCAACTTTTAGAAATCATAGAAAAACAGAAAAAACAAGTAGATAAACTTATTAGCATGGTTGAAAGATCAATTCCTCTTTCAGAGGAATATAAGCAGAAATATCTTGGTGATGACAACAAAAAACCCACCTGATGGTGGGCATAATCCATTACTGCGAAAGTTTGTTAATGGAAAGGAAGCCGCCAAAGTTGCCGACGTTATTGCGAAACTTACAGCCGCTCAGGCATTTGCTGCATTTATCCTTCGTGATATCGGACGTCGGCTGGTCATATTCATCCGCGGCAGCCGGACCGTGATAACCGCACTCATCACCGCGATAGGTCCAGGTGCAGGTGTTGGCCAGCATGGTACGTCCCGGAAAAACAGCACCATCCGTTTCCGTCGGCGTGGACAGTACAAAAGAGGCACTCACCGCACTCAGTTCACTGCACTGCTCGATGCGCCAGCTGCTGATCACCTCCTGCTCCGGGTCGGCATCACTGTTTCCGTTGACGAAGTTCACCGCATCCAGAAAACGGGCGTAAACCTTACGCCGGACCACCGTTCCGCCGACCAGACTCTGCAGATCTTCCGCCATACCGGTGACCATACCGTGCAGGTTAGAAACCGTCAGTGTCGGACGGGCAGCACTGCCCTTGCCGTTCAGTTCAAATCCTGTCCCCTGAATGGGGTATGCCTGATACTGCCGCCCCTGCCAGGTGACCGGCTCACCTTTTTCGTTCTGCTCATTACAGAAAAAATAACGTTCACCACCGACCTCTGTCAGATCGATTTCCCAGAGCACCACCTGGGCTGACTGAGTGAGGCGTGTCGTCTCATGATGTGTTTCCTGTGGAATATCCTGCATCAGGGCCTCCTATGCCACGACCTGTTCAAAATCTGCCGTTATGGTTACCCACAGCGCCCCCACGCTTGCCGACCATTTACGACAAACCACCCTGATCGGCTTCCAGTCATAAGGTGGCGTCCACTGAAATGCGCGGACGCCACCGTGCCGTTCCAGAAAGGCTTTTAAAGATGGGTGTTCACATTTACGAACACGTATCGTCACGCTGTAAGTCGACAACTGGTTATTCAGTCCCGCCGCACGACGCTGTTCATAACCATCGCCCAGCTTCACTGTCACCACTTTCGGCTCTGATACCACATTCATATCCGGGCGCACTTTCCAGTGAAACGTCTCCATTACCGATATGCTCCACTTAACCGACCACCATCACGGGCCTGCTGTTGCATAAAGTCCGCTGCCGCTTTTTTCCCGAGATCATAAACCACCTTCAGGGCAGCCGGACCTATCTGCCCGTTCGTGCCATCGTTATTGATCTCGATGTTGTACTGCGGGGCAAACATCGCCATACCTGAACCACCAATATCCGCCACAACCCCCAGCTTACCGTCAGCACCACGACGCAGTGGCAGAATGGCTTCAGGTCCAGCTTCCCCCATCACACCCGCGCCTTTTGCAAAAGCAAAAAACGTCGGACGGTTAACCACCGTGCCACTGTAGCGACTCAAATCAGCCGACTGATAAACACCGCCATCAGCATTGGCTACAAAATCAAAAGGCAGCGCGGAAGCAATGCCTTTTACCGCTTTCATTAAAGCTATCTGAGCCATGATTCTGGACATATCTGACAGCACAGAAGAAGTAAAAGATTTGAAATTGAGTTTGCCTGTAGTACAGAATGTCGCCAGCCAATCACTCATGCTACTGAACGCAGACGTGAACAACTGTTCCACTGTCCCGGCTGTGTTATCCGCATTCTCAGTGACATTCTGGAGTGCACGCAGGACTCCGTTTTTCCAGTTACCCTGAGCAATTTCAAGCTGTTGCCAGTAACGGCGATTCTCATTCAGTTGTCGGTTCAGACTCTCCGTCAGCGCCTGCTCGGCCTTTCTGTAGTCATCCGTGTTATATGTCCCTTTCTGCTCACTATCCCGCCTCAACTGCTCCAGCTGTTGCTGGTATTTCTGGCGAAGACTCAGTTGTACCTGATATCGCTGCCGCTGCTGATCACCCATACCAACCGTGGCGATATCCAGGTCATGTTGCTGACGCTGAGCGCGCTCTTCTTCAGCCAGTTGACTGGTCAGCTGAATTGTTTTTTTCTTCAGATCGTTGAGTGCCGTCTGTTTCTGAAGCTCCTGCTGTTTTACATCCAGCAGCGTCAGTGCCTGAATCAGTTCATCTTTACGGGCCAGCACACTCTTTTCATCTGCCGTCAGTTTTTTCCCGTCCAGATCGCTGATGCGCTGCTGCAGAGCCAGAAGCTGTTTATGCGCTTCTGTCATCTTTTCAGTGGCAATGCCTGCTGACTGTCTTGCAGCAGCAATCTGTCCTTCCACCTGTGCCTGTTGCTGACTGTACTGCAGCAATAACCGGGTGGCCTCATCATTACGGGTTTCGCGTGTTTTTTTCTTACCGGATGCCAGGGCTTTCTCGTAACGTTCATTTTCACGTTGTATCGCCGCATCCCTGACAGCCTGATCGGCGTACTGCATGGCATTAATACGCGCAATTTCACGCTGATGTCGTGCAGCTTCCGTTTCATTCATCCGGTTCAGTGCAGCATTTTCAGCATTACGGCGTTTCTGTTGCTCCTGATAATTCCGCTCTGCCTGCTCTTTTGCATCCTGCAAATCCTTCTGGCGTTTTTTCTCCTGAAGATCGTTAAGACGCTGCTGATCGTATTCAACCTGAGAAGATGATGCCGTCCAGGGGAGTCTTTTCGCCCGCGACACTTTCTCCTGCAAAGTGGCAATCTGCGCATCCAGCGAATCTTCACGACCAATATTCATGGCCGCATCCCAGAACTGCTTCCACCAGTCAGATAAAGTTTGCAGCGTACTGCCCAGCGCATTGAGGTTATTATCAATATCCGCAGTACGCCGACCGGTTTCCTCTGCCAGTGCAGACATGGCTATCCGTGCCGCATCACTGGACCGCCCCTGCTCTCCAAGGACGCGTATCTGCTCAAGCTGAGTGGCAATAAGAAAATGCAGCTCATTGTCCAGAGACTTCGCGGCATTTACAGGATCATCCTTCAGCCGCTTAAACTGATTTATGGTATCGCTGACCGACTGGCCAACCGATCGCTCCATCTGTGCGGCAGCTCTCGCCACCATACCGATATCGTTTCCACGAAATGCACCACTCCCCACCACCTGAGCCAGCGCACCGGCTGCAGCATGTTGCGTGATACCATTCCCGGAAATAGCACGACTGAGCGTCCACAGCTGCCCGGCAGTGACTCCGGCATAATGCCCCGTCAGCGACAGCTGGCGGTTAAATTCTTCCCCCTCCTTCTGACCGTCATACCAGGCTTTACCCAGGCCATAGACAGCCGCGGCAATACCGCCAATAACCCCGCCAAGCATCATGCCTTTCGGTGACATCAATGTGTCTATCCACCCAGCACGGTTAGCCAGCGTTATTCCGGATCCCCTCAGCGCACCTAAATTTCCGCGGGCCAGTTCACCTATCAGAACGCCTATCTCCTGACGGGCCGCTGCACTTTTCAGCCCCAGCGAATGCGTGGCTTTTCCTGCCTGCTCCATTTTGCGGATATACACTTCTGCAGCACTGCTTACCCCCAGCTGGGCAGCCTTAGCACGAAGCAACTCAGAAGAAGAAAGATTCTGGCGGGTTGCCTGCTCTTTAAGCTGACGGATAAACGCCACTTTCTGTCGGGTAGCCTCTTCCTCAGCCTGTGTAAGAACACGGGTTTTCGCCGTAACCTCAGAAATCAGCGCCAGATAATCCTGCTGACCAATCCCGCCACTGTTTCTGGCCTGTCGGATCTGCTGCTGAATACGCTGTAATTCCTGCAGACCCGCACTGGCCTGTTTCACACTGTCAATCTGACGATAAAACGCAGCAGCAGCTTTATCCTGAGCCTCCGCCAGAGCCATGGCCTGCGCCTGTTCCTCGCGCATTTTCTGGCTCAGCGCCTCCATACGCTGGCGGGTTTTCTCCACCTCGCGGGCCATGCGTTCATGAGCCTGTGCGTTCTTCTCCACCGTCTGCGCATGAACGGATGCGGCTGTTGCAGCCGAAGACGCCGCCTGCGTTGTCTGCCGGGCGGCCTGAGTCTGACGCTCCATAAAACGCTGCATACGGGCAGAAGACCGTTCTGCATCGCTGGCTGCACCATTCAGAAGGTTTTTGATACGGGGGATTTCATTTTTAAACTCTGCCGCATCAATCCCCAAATCAATGACCAGGTTGGCTATCTGGTCCATAACGCACACCTCCGGAAATACCTTCCCCAAGATGCATCAGTTCTTCGTCCGTTCGCTCCGGTATCCCGTTCTCTTCCGGTAAAAGGCTGAAATCAGCCACCGCAGCATCACTGCTGCCGGACACCATTCTCACGATCAATGCCTTCAGCGAGGCAAACTGCGCATCCATCCACACATCACTGAAGCTCTGCATCCGGAAATAATCGCCCCACTCACCAAGCTCAGTGGCCGACATTTCCGACAGCATCCGCCGCCAGTCTGCCCGCCGGAACTCCCGGGCAAGCCGCATGACAAACTGCATTTCCCGCGTCATGACTTTTCCGGCGTCAGCGCCTCATGCTCATCATCCCCGGCATTATCAATGGCCCCCATACCGCTCAGCGACAGAACCATCTCCGCCCCCGCACCCAGGGCATCATACGACCATGTTGTAATAACGGATGCGCAAAGCGTCTCTACATCCTTAGACTGATCCGCATTCCACAGTGAGCGGGAAACCAGCCAGGCATTGATATCCATCCCCATCCGCAGAAAAGCAATCTGTCGTTCAGCCTCCGGCAGTTCTCCCTCACCGGCATCAAACTTTGCCGTTCGCTGCTGAACAAACGCCAGATATTCAATTCTCTGCAGCCCGGACAGCTCACTGAGCACCACGGACTGTTTTTCATAATTAAACGTGCCCTGTTTCAGAAACATCATGTTCTCCACCTGCAAAAAAGCCCCGGATAACCGGGGCAAATGATAAGTATCGTCCTGTTAACCTGCGGCGCTGACAGTCACCGCAGCCACAGCCACAAAATTCCCGTCAGCGGTCATGCCCACAATGCTGACACTGCCCTGCTTCACGCCTTTCACCGTGGCTACAAGCCCGTTCAGGGTCACCGTGGCAGTCTGTGGATCTGACGAATGCACACTGATCGCTTTGTCACTGGCTCCGTCAGGTTTTACTGTAAAGGTCAGCGTGGTGGTTGCTCCCACTTTTACACTGGCAGATGCCGGTGCCACCGTCAGCCCGGTAACGCTCACTGTTTCAGTGCCTTCCTCTGCCAGATACGGACGCCCCACACCGCTGATTTTCACAGTGCGGGTCATCACGTCTTTTGAGGCAATGGTTTTACCCAGTGAACTCAGCCAGCCACGGAAAACATCAACAGTACCGTTGGGATATTTGATACGAAACGCGCAGACTTCACCGGAGTCGAACAACTGAACCAGTTTTTTCTGCCCGCTGTCACCCGGACGCCAGGCCAGCGTCGCCGAAGTATCACCGACTGATTTCTGCCCCTGGGTTGTCGTTTTCCAGTCTGCATCTTCATCATCGAGATAAGTATCATCTTCTGCATCAGCGGTCATTTCGCCAGGTTGCAGATCCTTCACCATCGCAAGACGCAGCCAGTCAGTGTCCGACAAAGGGTTCGCAAATGCGTCGCCGTTGCCGGTATACATCCAGAACGTCGTCCCCGCACCTTTCGTCTTTGCCAGTGGATTTGGTGTGGTCATTGCCACCTCCTTAATTCGTGTACGTGATCTGGTACGTGATTTCCGCCATCGCCCAGGTGGCCATCTCATTATCACGTTGATAGTTAAAACCGAGTGGGATCAGGGTGTCGATGAGTCCGGAAAGTGCCGGTACATCATTCAGGGCCGGGAAAATGGTGCTCTCCATCCACATATCCAGCTCTGAATCCGGTGCCTGTGCCCGGATGAAGACAGCAATATGCAGAACAGCCTGCCAGTCATCTTCATCCGTCATTTTTCCGGTGTACTGAGCATCACTCAGCCACACCGCCACGGCAGGCAGTTCCTGCGCATCAATAAATGCCGGAAGCCCGTCAAAAAACGTGGCGCTGTCTCCACACTGTTCCCGAAGGCGTGCCAGTACGACCTGGCGGATTTGTGTATGTCGGTTCATCGGGTCAGCCATAATCTCAGTTGTTGTTTCAGTGCATACCCCAGCTGTTTCGGCATTTCCGCAGCAATGATGCGGTCGCGGGCATCTTCAAATGCCTGTGTCAGCGGTCCGGACAGCGGGATTTTCACTACCTCCACAGGAAGACGATTTTTTCTTGGCCTGCCCTGATGGTCATGCCCTGTTGCAAAACGCGCTTCAGGAAGACGCCTCAGAACATGCCAGCGGCCATTCGCCAGTTGCTGAACAAATGCCCCCCGGAAAAAGTATTTTCCCACTCTCAGTCCTTCACCAGCACGCCGCCGTGTTGTGTTCAGTTTGATGGCGGGCAGATTGCCCCGGTTAACGCGGATCCTGGCCGTCATTTTTCCTGACGGACTGGCTTTAAACACCCGGACACGCTGACGTACCAGTTTCAGGGGGATCCCTTTCACTTGGTTATCTCCCGCAACGGTATTCCCGGCAACCTGCCGGGTGGCAACCGAGACCGCTTTCTGTGCCACACGGTTTATCGCCCATGCGCTGGCCTGTGGCACCATACGGGTATCAAGGCTGTTCAGATTGCGGATGGCATTCTCAAGCCCCTTCATCCCACACCTCTTTACTCAATAAAGATCATTGGTTTACCGTTAAAGCGTTCATGCCGTGTGACCGTCCATTGTTGTCCGTCATAAACAACGCGATCCCCGCGCCGTGGGCGGTATCCCGAAGAAAACACCACCAGAGAGACCGCAGGTCCGGACAGAGCATTCAGCTCTGCCAGTGTTTCTCCCGGGATCACAGTCATATCGACATCATTAATCGAGGCTGTCTTTCCCATCTTTCTGACCGTGATCGCATCCATACGCGCTGCCAGCCGGGAAAAGGGATCAGACATTGAGTTTTACCGGCACTTCTTCTGCACTGGTTCCGGCATCTGCCCAGACAACCCCGACCAGCGGATCAGAGCCGCTGTTAGTCAGCTGAACTTTTCCGGACTTCAGATAAACCTTCTTACCCGTTTTCATATCATCCGTTTTCAGCTTAGGCAGCATAAACACACCTTCGGTCATGCCGTCGCCTGTTTCACCCTGTGGAATATCGGTCAGCGCCACCGCAAAAACATCACCCACCTGCACCAGATCTCCGCTGCTGATGGCTGCACTGGCAACAATCGCCACCGTTTTTCCTTCTTCTACAAAATTCTTTGCCATAACTGTCTCCGCACAGCCCCGTTCAGGGGCTGATTTCAGGTACAAAAAAAGCCCTTACGGGCCATCAGAGTTGTTGTCTGCGACGTTTACGCCGTACATTTCACCAGACCGCGGTGATCAACTGGCGCGACACCGGCGTCAATACGCACTTTCGTTGTCACGCCATCCACACTGAAGCCCTCCATCTGATCAATATATGGCGTATCCACACCGTTGAGATAAGCCACTTCAATCGTATCGGAGCCTTTTGACGCAGCCAGGTAGAAGGTGGTCTGGCTGTTATCATCAAGACGAGGCTCTGCAATAACGGTCGCAAAATCTTTCACCGGGTTAATAATACCGGCGTTAATGTCAGCCCCCTTGACACTTGAGGAGCGAATGACCTGGTTAGCAACAGACTCCATCGCCGTCGGTACCAGTACGAACGCAGGACGAATATTCAGATGACGCTCCCCCTCTTTCTGAACGCGCATCAACTGGCGGGCTTTATCCAGCGATGCCACGTCCATTGCAGCGCTCTCCAGTACGTTTGCATGTTTCGCTTTATCGAACAGACTTACATTATCTGTGGAGATTTTCGGGTTAGACGTCAGAATGGCATAAACCAGATCGGCAATAGTGGATTTCGCCGCACGGCCCAGTTTCATCGGGACATCGGTCAGCATATTCAGATCATCATTGATAATGGCCTGACGGGTGATACTGAACAGCTCGCCATAGGTCGCCAGTGCAATAGTGGCCTGTTTATCTCCGGTGGTGACGTATTTATATTCCGCCCCTTCACGCACCTGACGCAGAGCACTGAAGCCCCCCATACCCACACGATGGGCAATTTTAAAATCAGACAACTGACCTTTCCGCGTCCACTGTTCATAGGTTTCAGGAGCATCTTCCCAGCCCTGCAGAATGGCTTTGTTCGCAACATCCAGCAGAATATTACCGAAGTCAGACGTACTGTGTGTGAACGCCGCACCGACCATCTGCATCGGGTTATAACTGGAAACCCCAATACCCCGTTCAGTCAGTGACATACGGGCATATTCACGCAGGGTCATCCCGTTGTAGACATTATCACGTTCGGTTTTTTCAAATCCGGCACGCGCCATCAGCGCCTGGCGGATCCCGTCCCCCACAAAATTACCGTTACCGGCATAAATATGAGCCGGTGTATTTTTATTGGATGGCGTGGACTCGCGCCCCATCTCGTTCAACAGCTTTTCGCGGGCCTGCTCCAGCGAACATTCAGGATCGGCAAGACACTGAGCCTGCAGCGTCTGATAACGCCCGCCAAACATGGCAAACAGATCATTAATACCGTTTACACGCGCTTTTTGCTCTGCCAGTACCTGCGCACGGATACTGTTTTCATCCACCACGGGTGCTGCTGCCTGCACTGGCGTCCGGGAGGCTGCAGGTTCATCATCCTGTACGCGTGGAGCACTGTTGCGTGGCGGAGTAATCATGTTTCGAATGGATTCCGGCATCTTTTTAAATTCCTCTGTACGTTTTGACTGAATACATGCCATTGCCTTAACGGCTGGCGTCACCTGATCAGCAAATCCATGTGCCAGACATTCGGCACCGGACATCCAGGTCTCATCCGCCAGCATGGCAGCAATTTCATCGGTGGTTTTCCCGGTTTTCTGTGCATAAGCGGGTAACAGAACCGCCTCAACATTATCGAGCAGGTCGGCATAGGTGCGCATGTCCTCCGCATCACCGCCCGTAAAGCCAAATGGTTTATGAATCATCATGAAGGTGTTTTCCGGCATAATGACCGGGTTTCCCACCATCGCAATGACCGACGCCATTGACGCCGCCACACCGTCGACATAAACGGTAATGGACGCACCATGTGTTTTCAGCGCATTAAAAATGGCGATGCCTTCAAAGACATCGCCACCCGGTGAATTGATATGGAGATTAATGTGGGTGATATCGCCCAGTGCATTCAGATCACTGATAAACTGCTTCGCTGTAACACCCCAGAAACCAATCTCGTCATAAATATAAATATCCGCGTCACTCTGGTGACCAGCCTGCATCCTGAACCAGGAATTATTCTTCGGACTGGTCGTCGGTGTGCTGCGGCTCCTGTCGTTTCGTTGCGGCACTGCTGCCTCCTTTATCACTGGCCGGATCGGTATCAAATACCAGATCCAGCTTGCGGTTTTCATCAATTTCGGCCTTGCGCCGACGTTTGACATCATCCGGATTACGACCACCAGCACGTACCCAGTCTGATTCTGTCGCCGCTCCACCACGAATCTGGATTTTCCAGGCCTCAGCCTCCTTAACAGGGTCAATCCACGGCATCACTGGTCCGGAATACACCGCGGTATACAGTGAAGAACGGTCAAGATCGCGGGGTAGCCTGATAACACCGGATGCCACAGCCTGTTTCAGCCAGGCACGATACATCGGGCGGGTGACGGCACCAATAAACCAGTCCTGCAGGATCAGGTAGCCATCAGTAGATTCAACCAGCTCCTGGCGCTGGGCGCTGTAAGTGCCGTTATAGTTGCGCGCTGTACTGGAAAAACTCAGACGACTGCCCGCCGCCACGGCACGCAACTGACCATTACGAAAAGTTTCAAGGTTAGGATTGGGGCGATCCGACTTCACCATTCCGATTTCTTCGCCGGGTTTCAGATCGTCGTAAATAATGCCTGGCTGAATGGTAAGCTCGCGTTCCTTATCCTTGCTGCCATTACCATCCGGTTCATAGCTCTGCCCGTCGCCTTTGCGGATGTACATCCCCAGAGCAGCGGCGATCCTTGCTGCAGTCAGCTCATAATCTTCATAATCTTTCAGGGCACTGAGGCGGATCAGCACACCGGACAACAAAGACGTCCCGCGTATCTGGTGCAGACGGCGAACAAATTTAAGATGCAGCATTCGCTCTGCATCCACTTCTTTGGTTTCCATCTGCCGTCCGGATACGGGACGGCTTTTATACACCAGATATTTTTCGGGACGCCCCCAGTCATCAACAAACACGCCCTGATTCAGCCTGTTGCTCTCATCACTGGTCATGGGAATAAAGTCCGGCTCGAGCGCCTCCAGCCAGAAATGAACACCGGCAGAAGGCGTCAGGCTGTTTATGCGCCCGGAAACCATCTGGGCAAACACCTCACCATCGCGCAGCCAGGTACGCAGCATCAGACGTTCCAGCATCGGACGGGTAAACTGCCCGGTGACTTCCGGGCTGACAGACCATTCACTCCATCGGGTGCGAATCTCCGCTGCCAGATCACGGGCAATGGCCCCATTGCGTAATACCGGATGTGGCTCGACAATAATCCCGTTTTTCCCCACCACCCGTTCTTCCAGCTTGTCAAATACACCAATAACCAGATCGTGGTTGTTATCAAGGTAACGGGCCTGCTCACGTAACGACACGGCCCCGTACTGGCTTAGCTGGTCGGCAGTTCGGTTCTCCCGTCGGGCTTTGTGTGTCCGCGTCGTTTTTACGGCTTCATAAGCCTGGATCACCGCACGGGAACGCAGCCTTGCCGCTTTCCATCCAGGTGAAAAAACGCCAATCACATCATCAAGAATTGCCATCAGAACCTCGCCAGCCGGTACCCGGGATGCCCCCGTCGTCGTGTAATCAGAGCCGCAAGGCGGCGCTCCCACTCCTGCCGTCCCTGCCGGATCTCAGATAAGTTTTCCATGGTCATCTGCTGACCATTAAAGGTGACGGATTTTCCGTCCAGCACCGCCATTTCAGCTTCCATATAACGCTGAATCATGGCTTCGATATCATTCTGGTTCATAACCATCCTCCGGAAGTCAGCCAGGGGTTAACATCGTCAGTTACTGTTTTCTTCCGTTTTTGTTTTTTAACAGGCGTGGATACCGGTTCCGGTGAGGATGACGGTTCGGTACTGTCCTGGACACACTCCAGCCAGGTTTCCCGGCTCGCCCACTCCGGTGCATCCGGCCAGCGGATCTTTTCGTATCCATGCAGAATGACCAGAGCCTCGGCATACACCATCAGGTCAAAAGCTTCGTTGGCACCGCGACCCGGCTTACTCCATTTCCCGTCACTGCTCCGCTCTTCATACGTCAGTTCGTCGTAAAACCAGCTCCCCAGCCAGTCAGGGAAATGCACATAGCCGGGACCTGGCGAGTCACGCCATAACGCGTTATTCACCCGGTCTTTCAGTGCATCCGTCTGAAGAAGCCAGAGCGGCACATCACCTGCGGCCTGCGCCCGTCGGCCCGTTCGTCCGGTGTTATCAGGGAATGTACGGGTGATCAGTTTTGCGCGCCGGATGCTGTCGCCCTTAAACAGGTAAATACGTTTACCAAGGCCATCACGACGGCAACGACGCCAGAATTTATAGGCATTATCAGTGACCCCGTCTTCACCGCCGGAGTCCACCGCCATTGCCATCAGTCGCATTTGTTGAGAAGGATCGGAGGCCAGCGGCCAGCTTTTATGAAAAACATCCGTCAGCAGGACATCCCAGTCTTCCGGATAGCTGGCCGGATCAATTCGCTGGCTCTCCCCGTCACTGTCACCGCGCAATGACTGCGTGATGTTGTAACGATCAATAATCCAGCGTTCGCCACGGCTGCCATAGCCCGTTACCTGAACCACAAAACGGCGATGACGTCCCGCCTGCACATCCACTGTCGCCACAAGGAAATTAACGCCATCCGGCACACTGCGGGAAGGAACTGGCTCTGCCCGCTGCTCAAGCAGTTCACTTTTTCGTTGCTCCATGCTGGCGCGGGGAAGATAAGGTAATCCCCAGTCGGTATTGATAACCGTCTTGAGTGTTTCTTCACTTCCGGTTGTCTCGTATTCCTGTTCTGCAGTAAGCAGTTTGTAAACGAGTTGCGAGAGTGTCTGGTAAGCAGCTGCCGGACCCTCCATCCAGAATGACGCAATACGTGAGCGTCGGGGATCACCATAACGACTGCCATCCGCATTGATGGATTCACCATCCCGCAACCAGACCCCACGTCCGTTCAGCTCACGTTTTTGTTCAGGCATAATCCGTCCTGAACAGGAAGGACACTGAATATAAGCCGCCTCACTTGCCAGCACGGGATCGGCAATATCACGGAAACCAGCAACCACATCGCCGCAGGGCTGAAAATACTCACCACAGTGTGGACAGGGCCAGTACCAGCGACGGCGATCACCACGGTTATAGAGCGACAGGATCCCCGTGGTTGGTGGAGCCTCATGCGGTGAAGTCCGTCGCCATTTCACATCCTTCACATCCCTGCCGGGGGAACTCTCCACCAGCGTCATACCACTGGACATAAATGTGGTGGTACGTTTTGAGGCAAGAGAGAAAGCATCCCCCTCGCCATCAATATCTTCCGGAAAACGGTCATAATCCGTCAGCGCGACGCATTTATAATCTGATGAGGACATGATATTGACTGACGGCCAGCCGATTTTCAGGTAGTTACCAGCAAGGAATGTTCTGTCATAAACGTTGTTGTCATTTTTGTTCGGACTCAGGCGACTGACCACTTCCGGGCTGACGCGAAACGTTCTGGCGAGTCGTTTTTTGGAGTGTTCGCGGGCTTTTTCCTCCGTCATCTGAATGATCAGCATATCAGCAGGATCGCAAATCACGTTGTAAATCACCCAGCCGTCAATCAGGCCGATAGTCTTGCCGGTTCGTGCCGGGCCAACAAATATCACTGCGTCGTATTCACGCGAGGCCAGGCAGTTCATCGGCTCAATAACATACGGTGCCACCAGCGGATCCCACGGGACTGAGTTCCCTGCCCCCATGGGCACCCGCATATACTGAGCAACGGCATCAGCAACCCGCATTCGTCTCGGTGCGCGAAGGATATAACCTGAATCGGTTCGTGCTGCCTTTGCGGTTTCCTGATTCAGCATTACTCCTCCTGCTGTAATTCCTCCTCATCATCCGCACCTGCTTCGGTCACCCGCAGGGCTATCTGATCGCGCAGATCATCAATAATGGACTGAACACGGCTCACAGCGGCAGGCTGCAGACCGCAGTCACGTTCCAGAATATCCGGTAATGTCTCCAGCACCTGCACGACCGCTTTTGCCCAGATGGCAAACTCCCGTCTGACATCACTGGCCGGAATGAGTTGTGCCGTTTCCTGTTCGAACTTAAGACGCTCACGTTCAGACTGATACCAGGCTTTGCGTTCATGTGGATCCATTTCGCCCTCAGCAACCGGCGGTGGTAACCCCATAAATTCAGTCAGAATATCGGTCAACCGGTATAGCTTGAGTTTGTCATGTCCACCAGCGGGACGAATGTTTTTCAGTCTTGCCACGACAGTCTGGCGGTGCAGACCAGATAAAGCCGCCAGTTGATTAATATTCAGCACCAGGTTTTTCAACTCATGATCCATATTTCCTCCGGAGAGCTTTAAACATGCATCGTGCGAACAACTTTAAGAAAACGCGTTCGATGTCGAACAAAAAACACTCAATTCGACATGCAAAAAACAAATAACCATTAATAATCAATAAGATGCAAAGATGATGGTGGCCGATAAAAATGCAAAAACTAGCCTTTTTCCGCGACGCTCCCGCCCCGTGGCAGGCCACCCCACCGGGAGGACCCGTCAGCCTGACAGCCATGACGAACGTCTTATACAGCCCTTGCATGAATGGCATCGGGATAATCCAGAAAGGAATAGCATCGACCCACAAGAATCTGTGTGAGTGTCCTGTTTCTTCCACCCCCGCACAGGACTGGCGAGCATGAGGGACAACCTCGCGAACCATAACCGCGCTGATGACAGGACTGGCCCGGCTTGTATTGCTTCCAGCCTTCGCTTTTGTGGCTTTTGCAATAGCCTGACGGATCTGTGGTGGTATGGCGGCAGCCGCGAACTCGGCATGCTTTTGAGGTTCGAGGGAGCATATGTACTCCAATGAAGAAGCCACCGACATAGTCTCCTCCATTCGTCGTGAAACTATTTTCATCTACCCAGTAATGAACTCTTTGAAGAGTTGTAATCAATACAACTCGCTAATGGAGAGGCTTGTCTCACACGTGAGACAAGCTTCCTGTTTGATTTACTGGACACTATAGAAGGACAGAATGCCTTCCTCACTCGAATCACATCAATTAAGGAGGTTCAACATGTTTCATTCCACAAGTCATCAGGCTGTAATTATGGCAGCATCAGTTTGTGCCACAGACCTTTTCCGCTTCACTTTGAGCCTGATTCATTTCTACCTGACCGGCTCGCCTCTATCTTTCTAATCCCCGATTTATCCAAATTTCACTGCCATAATGCCGACATTCTCTGCCATTGTTGGCTCCGTTTATCCGTTAAAAGGGATATCAGTTAAGTTATCCCGTGTAGGGTATAAGCCATTGTCGAGACCACTCATTGAATGGTCTCTGCAATAACCGATGTCTTTCCATCAGTCCGCCACCACAAAGAATCTTTTTTTGCCATAAGGCAGGAGGTTCATCTTTCAGTGGCTGCCAGTGTTATTTCCCCACTTTCTGGCTTGGGTTGTTTCGCTGTACTGCCGTAACTGGTTACCCAGAATAAATTCCGGTTTCATTATCAAGCCCACCCGTAGATGGGCTTTGTAATGGCTATTTCGCTTTTGCTTCCGCTCGCTTACGCCGGCGCTCTTCTTTCCTCTCGGCTTTTGCCATGTCCATGAATGCCTGCATGATCGAGTTCCGCATCATGTAGCTAACAAAGTGATGATTGACACAGCCGTTGAGGCGCAGCTGCTCGCCAAACTCATCCACCGAGGCCAATGCTTCCATCATGCCCTTCTCGCCTTTCATGAACTCTGAGAAGTCGCGCCCCGCTCTGGAAGCGCATTCAATGACACGATCACTCATCCCGGAAGCCCGGGGATCGTTATCTGCAGCTGGTTAGCCAGGGAGTTAATCTCAGCGACCAACACTGGCTTCGTATAGCGCCATGCCGCCAGCCCTTGTCCACAGAAGCTCGCCATATCTTTTTTCTGATCAAACTCATGACACTTCATATTGAGCTGCGCACTTAAGCTGTTGCGATGCTGAAGTTCTCCGGTGAAGTAGTCATCCAGGACTTTATAGGCTGCATATTTAAATCCGGGGTTTAGCCATGCTGCATAATCATAAGCAACAAACTTCCCGCCATATGTTCCACCGTGTACACCGCGCTCAGTAAAAACCACAGATTCGTGGTTTTTCTCCAGCTCGGCTAAGAACTCTTTGGTCTGCTTGTTTCGCAGGTAGTGGTAAGGCGATTCAGATTCACTTTTACCACTGGCTTTCCACATATCAGTGAGGCAGATCATGCCATCTTCACCGATACGAATTGGTTGATTGAAGAGGGTTAATGATTTCATAGCGTGTACCTACTCTTTGAAATGAACCTTTGCCGCACAGGAAACCAGCCCACCGAGGCTCGCCAGCACTAACTGGTATCCTCAAAGGCCCATTCCAAAGGGGCAGGTTCGGTGTAAAAAACATGCGTTGCGGTACGCATTTATTGCAAAAAGCCCCGCATCGCGAGGCTCATTAAATGGACTGTGTGATTTGCAAAAAAATTATTTCAGGCATTGCGTCCTGATGTATTCCTGCAGGTAGTTAACCTGCGCGGTTATCCTGTCGATTCCACTTCGGAGACGGTAATAATTGAGTTCAGCATCTGCTGTAAGTCTTGGGCTTTCTCCATTGCCCATGCCGCTGGCTCCGGTCGTTGACTTTGCACAGGTGGCGGCGACTTGCAGGCGCTTACGCCCAGCAGAAACATCAGCACGGAGACTTTCGATAGTCGCGTTAGCATCAGCAAGCTCCTTTGTGTATCTGGCGTCGAGTTCAGCTACATCACGTTGACGCTTCTGCATATCAGAGATGATAGATGTGGCTTTATCGCGCTGGTCTTTGTAGGCGATGGCGTTATCACGGTAATGATTAACAGCCCATGACAGGCAGACGATGGTGCAGATAACCAGAGCATAAATAATCGCGGCGACTCTGCTCACTGCTCTATCCCCCAACAGGCTAATGCGTTTTCCTGGTCACGACGAATAACTTGCCCATAGCAGTTATTTGAACGTATGCGGCAATCGCGCCCACCATCCTTAATCCACCAGCGAATCGCTTCGCATGCCCCCTTACGATCACCGGCATTCAGCCGCTTATAAAACGTCGATGGAAAACACTTACCGGGGCCAATGTTATAGGGACAAAATGACGCGATACCCGCTTTTTGTGGTTCGGTCAGTGGTACTTTAATATTGCGCTCCACCCATGCCAGCGCCTTATCACGCTCAATGGCGTTGACCTGGTCGCATTTTTCCTTCGACAGTTTCATACCGGGAAAAACGGGTTTTCCATCCACCATCGTGGCACCCCGACAGATGGTCCAGATGCCGGAACCATCGCGGTATGCCGTTGTGTGGTTACCTTCTTTTTCATCCAGAAACTGGTCGAGAATATCAGGCGCGGGCGCACCGACGGCAATCAGTGCCAGAACGGCAGCCGACAGGCCGTATCTGATTTTTGCGTTCATGGATATTTATCAGGATTTATCGGTTTCTGCCCACGGACAGGTTTATCTGTTCCGGTCAGTGACTTAAGGTTGTGATTCCGGAGGAGTCTTCAGAGAACCAGTAATTCTTCCTGGTAGCTTTCCTTTGTAGGTTATCCACACATTCTGCGCCTCTAAAATTACGGGGCGCTTTTCCGGCGACTGCTCATCCCCTTCACATAACCCGGCAGCAACATCCAGGAAGACCTGTCTGATGCTCCTTCTGGCTGCTGCCTCATAAAACCCCAGCGCGGCACCTTCAACACGGTCCAGCGAGATGTCCAGGTCAAAAATTTCACCGTCAAAGCGTTTTTTGTCCCGTAACGCTAAAGTTACCGTAACTTTATTCTCAAAATTGCGGATCCCTTTCACAATCAGTTCATAGTTTTGAGTCATTGAATTACTCTCCCCGTGCAGCCTTACGACGGTCCTCTCTGATTTTGAAATACAGGTTAGTCAGATATGTCAGGAAGCCCAGAACCAGACTCCCCAGTACACCAATCGCAGCCCACTGTGATGGACTGACCTGATCCAACCACTGCAAAAACCAGTATCCCGCACTACCAGCGGATGTTCCGTAGGCAATGCCAGTTGAGATTTTGTCCATTGATTTCATAGCAACGCCTCCGCCAGTAACGGATTGCGTAGTTCTTATATTGGGAAGGGGAAAAAAGAAGGCCGCAGCGTAACTATCACTGATGAATTCAGGATAGCCAGTGGCTACGGCTCAGTTTGGGTTGTGCTGTTGCTGGGCGGCGATGACGCCTGCACGCATTTGGTGATCCGGTTCTGCTTCCGGCATTCGCTTAATTCAGCACAACGGAAAGAGCACTTATGGCTCGCATCGCGGGAAAAAGCCCACGGTAGAGAGTCGAACTCTACAAATGCACTTACCTGTTGTGCAAACAAAAAAGCCCCGACGTTTATGCCGAGGCTCTTACCTAATCTAGCCAGTATGTCGACCCTAAATATTATCGGCAACCGGGGAAATCAGGATTTCAATTTCGCTGCTCAGTTCGCTTTTGCTCCGAGCATATACAAAAAATACCACTTTCATTTCTCGGAAGCAACGCATTTACAAAATTATTTCAGTTCAGGCCGCTATTAATGGAAATTCTTTCTCCAATTCTCGTTTCATTGCATAAAACATTTCTGACTCCAGCACTTTCTCACACCACACCACTCGCTTACGACAATACTGAATATCAGCACCTGTTATATAAGAAATAATCCTGGCTATATCTTGCGTGCAATTGCGATTGCAATATCGCTTAATAGCTACATCGCGGACAGGGCTTTCACGGTGAAACGTTTTAACCATCACACGTTCAACGAAAGCCGCATCATCTGATTCTTTGGCGAGAGTGATGATGTGGCTAAACGATGATTGAGGAATGACCAGTTCGCGAGCTTTCTTGTATAGCTCATCTCCGCGCAGCCCATCTTCTTCGTACAGGCGCATGACGACAGACTCTATCTGCTTAGCCTTGTCATCGCTCCACTGACTGCGAATCATCAGACGACCGATAACGTTAATTGCACCACCTGGAGAGCAATCTCCGGTATTAACCTTGCCCCATACCTGTAACATGTAATGAACCCATGCTTTCTGGCTAGAGTTGATGGTTTTCTTCGGGTGTCTCCATACGCGGCGAAAGTGCGCGTCATTAATGAAGTTAACCATGCTGAATACTGGAGTTAGCCGCATCAGACCTCCCATCCTTTGCAATGACACCAAACTTCAAACATTCGTTTCACAATTTCACTACAGTAGAAACCTTCAACATCTCGCGTCAGGTCATAGCGATTGCCATAACGCTGGCGCATATATCGTTCGAATGCTTTGTTCATACGTTCTCCAGTTCGGTGATTTTTATTCCAAGCCGTCCGCCTGGTACTTTCACACCACGAATTACGCGAATGTCATCGAATTGCTCGTCGTCTTCCGCAAATCCGGCGTGGATAAGGGAGTCGAGGAAACCTTTCAGGATGTTGTCGAGGTCGCGGCGGCGGGAGTCTGGAACGTCTGCGATGACTTTGATGCGGAGTCTTGATTTGGTGAAAATGTCTAACTTGAGTTGGCGGATTATTTGCTGAACGTCTTTTCGGTATTTCTGGCCTTTATCGCTGATGTAGTATTGGCTTCCCCGTCTTCGCCAGTAGGTGTTCACCGACGGCGGGTATGGAAGCACAAACTGATATTCGTTCATGACTTAATCTTCCCCTCCTTCAGCAGTATCGCCTGCGTCCTGATCACGCCTTCGAGGTGGTAAAGTCTGGCGTCTTTGTTGTCGAGAATCCTTGTGCGTCGGTCGATCTCCGCGTGGCAGTCACTACAAGCCCATGCGCCGATCAGGTCGTCAGGTTTCATTCCCGTTCCGCAAATTCCAGCCATCCGGTAATGTGCCAGAACTGTAGTTTCAGGATTGCCATTGCATACGCCGTAAATACGTACCTGACATTCTCTGCCGCGCGCTTCTTTGCGTAGGTTAGCCATTAAGCAGCCTCCCCTGTTACTTTCAGCATTCCGTTATCGAGCAGCTTTCTGGTCAGCCACTGTTGACCACGCCCGGTGATTTTTGTGGTGAACGATATCTGTATTCCGTGATTTGTGTTGACCGCTGTTTCTTTCACTGTGAAATAGCCGCGATCCATATATTCCTGCATTGGCACATTGCGCCGGGAACCTGAAGCAATAAGGATTTTGTGATCGCGCATCCACGCAAACAGTTTGTTTGGACCAATTCCAACAACCTTTGCAAAGTTTCCAATCAAAATTCCGCTGGCCTCGCCAACGCGATCGGCAAACTCAACTTTAGGTGCTGCGAGAGCAAGCTGTTTCTCCAGTTCAGCCTTCTGGTCTTCAAGGTCGGCCGCAAGGCGCAATGCCTCAGAAAAGGTTTGTGGTATTTTCGCGGTTGCCCCTTCGAGTTCTCGCCAACGGTCAACAAGACGAGCGGTGAATTCCGGCGACAACTGAGCGACGACAATAATGCTGTCTCGCTTACCTTGTTCGCCTTCGAATATATACACGCTTGTGAATTTGTTAGGGCTAATTGTTTGTTTATTTTCAACTTTTTGCATTGGAGGAAGTTGAATCACCCCACGCTTTGCCAGACGTTCTATTGATATTCTGACATTACCGTGTTGGCTTCCCACCAACTCAGCGATTTCAATGCTTGTCATTTTGATGACGTTGCTATTTATCAGCTCATTCATTGTCATGTCCTCTCATATTGAAAATTCAGCAATAAAAAACCCAGCCGAAGCTGGGTTTGTTAAGTTGTCAATTGTCAGTAGCGATGCAGTGAAGGCGGCAACTCTTTGTTCTTAAGCCTTTCCCATGCCAGAAGGTTCGTCGGCCCGTCAGGCTCATAAATATCTATATCCCGCGTGTGATTAATTAAAACGCCCCTCGCCCTCCCGATGATATACGAGAACTCATAGCCGTAGTCGTGGCATATGCCGGAATAGCCAGACTGAATCAGTTTTAATGCGGGATACAACTCACGGAACAATGCCTGTGAGCGGTTGGCATAATCCCACAGCCAAACAAGGCTGTCTGTTTCTTTTGCGGAAAGCCCGTTGGGCTTCTTCTCTTGTTTGCCAGTATTTTTCTCGCACTGGCTGAAATAGCAGTCTTCCAGTTTTTCGAACACTTCCCACGCCTGATCGGTTTCGAGCATTTTGGCGTGACGGGCTGCTCCGCGTTCTGTCCAGAGGATGAGGGAGCGGGCATTTTTACCAACTAACCCGATTGTTTCGGGTCTGTTCTTAAACTCGCGTAATTCGTTCCTTTCAATTTTAAAGTAATGCTTCCCTACCACGAATCGCGTCGTGTTGTTAAGAAAGTTATCCGAAATGTTTTTGATTTTTGTTCCGTATAACTGCGCAAGAAGTTCAGTTGTAATAACGGGGATCTGGTTGTGGGTGATCGGGGAAAGAGTTTCGACAGAAATTTGAGTTGTCATGGTGACGCTCTCCGGTGGTTTCTAAATGACTCACCACCGACGACGCCAATCGTCTGGCGGTGAACTGTGCAGGGTTGGCGTAACCGGGAAACCGACCGGCGCGGATCTCTCCGCCCCCACACAGCCCACCATAATTCAGATGTGCGCGTGCATACGACAATAAAAAACACGCTCGCGGCGTGTCTCTGTCGCGGTTTCTATCCGGGACGCCAATCCCGACGCCAGATTTTGCTGGCGTGTGAGGAATATAGCCCCGGATAAATCATCGCGTCAATCCCCTTGTATTCCTCGCACGATGTCTTAGCCACCGGATATCCCACAGGTGAGCCGTGTAATTGAAGGTTTTTACGTCAGATTCTTTGGGGATTGGCTTGCGTTTATTTCTGGAGCGTTTCGTTGGAAGGTATTTGCAGTTTTCGCAGATTATGTCGGTGAAACTTCGTCGCTGTCGTCTCATGCCGCCCTGTCTCCCCATCGCGCTTTCCATTCGAGAGCCAGTCGCGCTTCGTCTGACCACTTAACGCCACGCTCTGTACCGAATGCCTGTATAAGCTCTAATAGCTCCGCAAATTCGCTTACACGCATCCTGCTGGTTGACTGGCCTATTACCACAAAGCCATTCCCGGCAAGGTTAGGAACAACGTCCTGCTGCTTTAATGCTGCGGTAAACACACACTTCCAGCTTTCTGCATCCAGCCAGCGCCCATGCCATTCAACCTGACGAGAGACGTCACCAAGGCAAGCCCAAAGCTTTCGATTCTGGTCTAAGCTGCGGTTGCGTTCCTGAATGCTTACTACGATTGGTTTGGTTGGGTCTGGAAGGATTTGCTGGATAGCTTGAATGGCGTTCTGCTGATGGATGGGGCTTCTTAGTTCAAATGTTAGTTTCCTCATCACCCTTAATCCTCTCGAAGTTCTTCTCGAAGTTTTTGGTGTCGAACACTGACCACCGACCATTATGAATGGCGTATGCACAGGTCTTGTTTTCGTCCTGATAAACTACCCTTACCTTGCGATAAAACCGTGGCTTAATCTCTCTGAATATTTGCTCGCTCATGCTCACTCCTTCACTTTAAATCCAGACTCCGGATTATTCTGTTGCGCTGAAACTCATTGTTGAGTCTGAACAACCGCCGAAGAACACGGTCACGCGGATAGCGTCGTGCGGCAGGTGAATGCTCATACAACTCATCAAGCGGCAAACTGGACGATGAACGATACCGATACCAACGCGCCAACTCTTCACGAAAATTAGCCCTGACAAGCTCAGCTATCGTACTCATTTCTTAAATCCTCCAATTACTCTCCCCCAAATAAAAAGGCCTGCGATTACCAGCAGGCCTTTATCTTTTTTTAACACGCTTTCGAGTCCTTTTAGATTTTTCCTTAAGATATTCCGCAAGTTTATCCTCATCATTATTAAATTGAGATAAAAGCTCATGCTCGCAATTAAGTGCTTTACTCGCATAAGTTCCATATAGTTTCTTTCTTGCTAGTGCTGCTATGAATGCTGCATCTTCTTTGCTATCGAAATACCCTAACGATATTGTCTTATTTTTATAACCAACATAAGACTTCCACCTGCCAGTTGTCTTATCCCAAGACACTCCAATCGCACCGGATGTGTTTAACCTATTACCTACAATGTTTCTTGCATTCTGCTCCTCTGTTGCCAGTCTTAGATTTGAAATCCTATTGTCAAGTCTGTTCCCATTTACATGATCAATAAACTTAGGAGGCCATTTTTTGTATACATAGAACCAAGCAAGCCTATGCGCATAATACAAAACATTATTTATGCTAATGCATATATAACCACCACTAACACCTCCAGCAATACTACCTTTTACTCTTACTACTGAATTTGTTTTTAGCCATTTAAATATTCCTGTTTCTGAGTCATATGATAATGTTGACAGAAGCTCATCGTGATCAATTGGTTTTTTTATTCGCATAAAGAATATACTTAATAATATATACAGTAAGAACCATTAGTAACGATAACCCTGCTATTAGCTCAGTGATGTAGATGGTCATTGCCTTACCTCCATAAGCGCCCTATTAATAAACGCCGTCATTGGATTTGCACATCCCCATCCCGTACCATCTGGATTTCTTTTAATTGGCTCCTTCTTCACTTTGCGTTTTGCATAAATAACCGTCTTCCACTTACGCTCAACAACACTCAAATGCCCTTGTTTCACCATATGCCTTGCTGCTTGAGCGATTCTGTTATTTGGTATTCCGGTGATCAGAGCTAATTCATGTGGGGAGAATTGTTCATGAGTTTTCAGATATTCCAGGATGATTTCTTTTCCAGTCACGATCTGCTCCTGTAACTATCCCATGTAAACGCAAGGGTGCATCCGCCGCCATCATTCATCCTGTCAATAACACGCTCACCAATGAATGCCGAAAGTTCATCTTTGCTCTGGTTGCTAATCAGGATTGTTGGCTTCATGCGCTCGTAGCGGGTGTTGATGATTTCGAACATGATCATCTTTTCCGCCTCGCTTCCAAACTGCACACCAACCTCATCGATAATTAGCAGGTCAGGTTTAGTGAACTGTCGGATCACTTCATCCTCTGTGCGGGTGGAGTTTTTCGACCATGTTGATTTATATTCTCTGGCAATTTTCAGCGCCGTTGTGAAAATAGCTGAGCTTTGATGTTCCGTAATTGCGTGCCGGGCGATAGCCAGTGCAAGATGATTCTTTCCAGTACCAGGCTTTCCACACATAACCAGCCCACCGCCTTTCTGTAACCTCTCAGGCCATTTGCTGGCGTATGCCTGACACACCCTGAGCACTCTCTTTGCATCGTCGTTGACTGGCTCGTAGTTCTGTAGTGTGCAACCCTTGAATCGTTCAGGAATATCAAGATTATTCAACAGAAACTCGACATTGCGCTTACGTGATTCTTCGTCGATTTTAATCTTCTCTGCCTGTAGCCGAATAAGCTCATCTCTCATGCATTCCGGGCATTCGCTAGGTCTTGAGGCAAACTTAATTGTCCCTGTCGAATAACGGTTACGCTGCTCAAACTCACCATGTTTTTCACAGATGCCAGTGCCAATTTCTACAGCTGTATGCTCGATAGCAATTGGCGGAGAACTCAATTCTGCAAGTTTTTTCTCCAGTTGCGAGATCTTTTCATCCAGCGTCATGTTCACTCCTGCGCCCATGAAGGCATTTCAGTTTGTCCGTAATCTTTGGTGGCAAAGTTTTCAGCCTTAAGTCCATTAGCAACCTTGCGTACCGGTCTGGATAACGCCTGCTTGTTCTGGTAGCTGAGTTTCTGGCTGGCAGTGATAAACCAGTTCTTTGGCTTCTCATGGCTAAATTCGATATCCAGCCTTTCCAGTTCGTAATTCAGGTCAATGTTCGGATACAGGCGCTTCCATGCTTCGTAGTCCTTGTGGTTTAACCGAACGATATTTCCTTCGAATGCATAGCGACTTGAAATTTTATGGACATCAGCCCCACCCCCTTCACAAGTCGCGTCAGCGGCTTGGGTGTTAGAAAGGGAATCAGGAATCAGGTTAAGGGAATCAGGAATCAGGTTAAGGGAATCAGCAGGATTTAAACTGTTCTCTACTGGTTCTTGCACTGTACTTGCATGGTGCTTTTCTGGTGCTCCATTGTTTTCAATGACTTGTAGTGATTCGGCATCCTCCTTCTCTTCCTCTTTATCGTCCTTGCACTGTACTTGCATGGTGCTGTTATTGTTCTCTACTGGTTCTGGTATCTCACTGGCTGCTTCTTTGCAGTGAGGGTTCTGGTGCTTTTTCCAGTTATTGATTTGGATATATGAGCCGCCATTTACCTGATATCGGTTGATGAATTTGTGACTGTGAAGCTGCTGAAGCAGATCATTGCAGTCCACATCATCGAAAGGCAGTACCATTGCTTTAATTTTCTTTGGGCGATCATCCAACCGCCCTTCTTTGTCAGCAATAGTCCATAACCCGGCAAAAAGGAGACGGGCATATGGAGAACACTCAGCTAATTCATCATTGGTGAAAAAGCCTGGTTTGATATTTCTTGAACGTGCCATTTTGTCCACCTTTAGTACGGGAGTTCTTCCTGAGCTTCACGAATGCGTTCAGATACCCACTCCTTGAACGTTGTCCAGTTAGGTACTGTTTTCGCAAACTCAGTAAGTTCATCGAGATCTAAGTCGTATGAAAGCCATGCCTTGAGATAACTCATTACATGGTTTTGATTGATATATATGCGGTTTTTAAGGATTCCTCTGATGTATAGAATCCTTTGTTCTTTTGGCGGTTTTCTTTTTGTCGCTGCTATGCGAGGGATGTACTCAAAGAATTCACCAGTAAGCTCATGGGTTATTTCTTGGGTGAGTTTTTTATCTGCGGCAATCTCAATCGCATCGAGGATTTCTTCAAGCTTATATATTCGAAGCCATCTCTTGATAGATTTTCGCCCATTGTCATTAACAGTAAATGGTGCAATGCAGTCGTCAATTTTGGTAGCGACAATATCAACAACATCGTCTTTCAGGCTCTTAAGACCATCTCGCCACTTGATCATCATCTCCAGTTGCTCTCGCTTGGTATTAAGTTCCTGGAGTTGCTGCCTTTGCTTTTCCATTATTGAGTTATCGCTGAGCAGTTTGTCGCTTTTCCCGCCATTACAACTATCGCAAGAAGTAATAAGGTTCATCATGTCGTTATCGCCACCCTTGCTAACTGGGTTGATATGGTCGACATGAAGGATGACGTCTGGCGCAGAACTCCCACAGTACTGGCATTTGAAGCCATCGCGCTTGAAAACCTCAAACCGTATTTTCTTGGTAATGCCGGAACGAATCTTTTTTACCTGGTCTGGTGTAGGTTTTTTTGCCATAATTAACTCCATAGAAAGCAGTTAAAAATCCATCTGGATTTGTTCAGAACGCTCGGTTGCCGCCGGGCGTTTTTTATTGGTGAGTCCATCAAGCGCATACTTAAAAGCCCTGCTAATCGGACTGATGTCTGATGCCATTCCGAAAGCACACAAGACCGAAGCAATAAATCTCCAGTCCGTTCTGCTTATCTTCGATTCATGACAGCCAATCATCTTTGCCAGACCGCGCTGGGTAATAGCTGACAGATTGATAAGTAAATCTGTTTCTGCGCGATCAACGTCACGCTGTGATAGTTTGCTGTAACTTGTTCTTTCCATTTCTTAAGATTTCCAATAGTGAATAGTTAGTTGAAAGGTATGCGTGGAAACGCATATGGCCTTAGTTGGTCAGATATCTTGGAACTCGCTTTTCAGCGACGTAGGACGAATGTCCGTTGTTACAAAGAGCGGATCCGCTTATTAAGCGGCTTTGTGTTCCGGCGGGAACACGTCATCAAGACTGACTTTTGCGCCTAACTTGTTTAGGCACGCAACAAGAGCACGGCATGTTTTAAGGTCTGGGAAGCGACGACCAGATTCCCAATGTCCGATAGCTCCCTGTGTGCATCCAACTGCCTTAGCAAGTGTTGTTTGAGAGATATTCAGTGACTCTCGATATTTTCGTAGGTTGCTCATATGCCCTCCATAGTAAACACGAATAAAAAAATACAATATGTACTTTGCGAATACAAGTAAAAATACACATTGTGCATGGATGGTTCCAGTACAGAGCGTAATAATAAGGACATGAAAATGAAATGGTATGAACTGGCTAGATCCAGAATGAAAGAGCTCGGCATAACTCAAGAGAAGTTAGCCGAAGAGCTAGGTATGACGCAGGGTGGGATTGGACACTGGTTGCGCGGATCTCGTCATCCATCTCTTAGTGATATTGGTGTGGTGTTTAAATACCTTGGTATTGATAACATATCATTCAACCACGACGGGACATTTTCACCTGTTGGCGAATACTCATCGGCCCCAGTTAAAAAACAATATGAGTACCCTGTTTTTTCTCATGTTCAGGCTGGGATGTTCTCTCCAGAACTCAGAACCTTTACCAAAGGCGATGCGGAGAGATTGGTAAGCACAACCAAAAAAGCCAGTGACTCTGCATTCTGGCTTGAGGTTGAAGGTAACTCAATGACCGCACCAACAGGTTCCAAACCCAGCTTTCCTGACGGGATGTTAATTCTGGTTGACCCTGAGCAAGCTGTTGAGCCCGGCGATTTCTGCATAGCCAGACTTGGTGGTGATGAATTTACCTTCAAGAAACTGATCAGGGATAGCGGTCAGGTGTTTCTACAGCCACTAAACCCACAATACCCAATGATCCCATGCAATGAGAGTTGTTCCGTTGTGGGGAAAGTTATCGCCAGCCAATGGCCTGAAGAGACGTTTGGGTGATGAAACCACTTTTATCTACAATTTACAGGGCGGTAAACATTGGCAAAAATAGATGATTATCAGCCAAGCCAAGTAGAAGTTGATAAAGTACTTTATTGTAAAAAAATAGTTAACTTTTCTGGCGTTAAATGGAAACAGAAACCAAGTCGCTCTGATATGTGGCTACAAGCCCATATCATCCCCTTGGATGAGGATTGTATACCTATACAAGGGCTAAAGTTTGAACTGAAATGGAAACCAGATCAGGATTCAGAACCTGATGACCCGATTTCTTACCCTAAAATAAATATTATTGCTTTCTATCATAACAAGAGGGTTTTCGCGGTAGATACCTATCACTTTGACAAACACACGAATAGTTACAAGGTCGATCATCCGAAGTACCAAGATATCATTTACGGTGCTCACTACCATGTATACTATGAAGAAGCTGGATACTATAGTGATAGAATAGCGTTTCCAATCGAAGATGACATAAACCCAGATGACCTGGTAGGGTATTGGAATTACTTCTGTAAACATCTGAACATAACTTACTCTGGGAGAATACCTTTACCGCTTGAAGATGAGTCGGGGCAAATGGGGTTTGGAATATGATGTGCTCAACAGTGATCTCACAACTAGGTTTCGAATGCCATCCAATAGGCAAGACCTTGAGAATTATCAGTCCATTCACTTACTGTGATGATGGAGAGCATGTCGGTGCCTTTATCCGTGAAGTCAATGGTAGGTATTTAGTTAGTGACAGATGCGATGCCTTAATGAATATGGAGGCAAGAGGGATCTCGCTTACCAAAAAACGACTTGATGAGATACGACAATTACTGCTTAAAGAAGGCGCAGAACTCAATGCTCGAGGAGAAATCATTGCTTGGGCAACAGAAAAGGATGTCGGTGCGATTACATCGAACATAATTAGAGCTGGTATACTCGCATCAACTTTGTCGTTAGACTGGTATCAGCCAGTTCAAGCTGAAAAGTTTGAAAGTATGGTTATTGATTATCTATATCACACAGAGCTTAGAGACGCACTTTCTCTTCGTGAAAACGTATATGGCTTGAGTGGACATCAAATTACCGTCCCTGTAACAATAAAAACCGACATACCTAAATACGTTTTTACATCAAGCGTGAAACACGGAGGAAGCTGGAATAGTGCTTACTCATTGCTTGGGAAACTAATTGATCTTAAAGCTTCAAGTGAGGAGTATAACAACAGATTTGTTGTTATAGACAGCGAAGCAATTGGTGATCAAATGCAACAACTCTCCTTACTCTTCCATGAATCAAGCCAAGTTCTACCATTCTCCAAAAGAGAGACTTGGGTTAAGAGACTTGCAGCATAATACAACCCGGCCTCAGCGCCGGGTTTTCTTTGCCTCACGTTCGCCCACCTAAAAACACATAACCAATTATATTTATTGAAAAATAAATAGATGCAACCCACTAAACCACGCAATTCTGATCTCTCCTTACATCGCCGAGGCAATACATCCACGCTAAAAAACAACACTATTAAATACAAAGCGTTATAAAAAACCACGCCAACTTACAACAAATTGTATTGATCTTGTAAAGTACATATCGTACTATTTAACCGTCAGCAGGACGCTGGAAGCCAAATGGAACAGACTGGCAGGCTCTTTAAACAACGTCGACTCTCGACTACGTGGCTGAAAAGCCAGATCACCCAACCACATAAGCTGTGGGATGCAATGCCGAAGCAACCGTCTCAGGAGGAGCTTCGAGATTGCATCGCCAAAGTTTATTCGGGAGGAATCCATGTCCAGAAAAACAGAATTTAAAGGCACCGCAGCTTCTCGCCGTAGAGCTCGTCGCGCAAATCTGCAAAGTCAGGAGGCGATCAGCTCCGACAAGCTACACAGGCCAACCCCTTCACGAGTGGTCTTGCAATGCAAGCTCAAACCAGCAATGAGAGCAGAAGTGATAACTCTGACAACGTTGACCAGAAAATATGAAGGTTCAACTTGTCTTCCGAACGTAGCTCTTTACGCGGCAGGCTACCGGAAATCAAAACAACTGACGGCGAGATGATAAATTCATTTGCTAATTACTTGTTTTTGCCATGCTTATCCTGAGCGATAAGTTCATCCATAAGGCTGTCTGCCTTCCCGGCAAACCTAATGTAGCACTCATGTCTATAGCTTTCAGGGATAACGAAACGGTCGGTATCAGGATATCCAACAGCAGGAGGCCTTCGAACGAGGAGTCCTTTTTTGAGCAATGAAATTGATTCATGAGCGCCCTTTTCCGTTTGTAGCTGGTTATTAGCGGCTACAGCGAATGCCAAATACGCTCTTTCTCCAAGAGTTAACGAATCAAACAAATCTTGCACATATTTTTCTTCTTTAGATTTGCGCTTCTGAGCAGCGAATACCTCAATTCTTTCAGTCACAGCGTGATAAGCGGAATTAACAACGCCGTTAAGCACATAGCTAACGCAAAACAACAGGATGTAATACATCCAGTAATGAGGAAGGATTTCTGGACTATGCAGGTTTATCCATTCTTTTACGCTTACCGGCATAACAATAATCAATATGATCAGGATGATTAGCATATGAATCAACTGTTTAAGTGTCATTCCTTGCAGGAAAAAATGCATTAGTTCCTGCCACCATGAGTTGTTCATCGGCGTTTCTCTTTTGCTCTCTGTAGGGGTGAATAGAGTTTATCCGATTTCTCGTTGTAGGGGTACACGAGAACCACCGAGCCTGATGTGGTTAAAAGACAGGCACAATCTTTACTACCGCAATCCACTATTTAAGGTGATATATGGAAGAAGAATTTGAAGAGTTCGAAGAGCATCCTCAAGATGTGATGGAACAATACCAGGACTATCCGTATGACTACGACTATTGATACAAATCAATGGTGTGGACAATTCAAACGATGCAATGGATGCAAGCTGCAATCGGAATGCATGGTTAAGCCTGAAGAAATGTTTCCTGTAATGGAAGATGGGAAATATGTCGATAAATGGGCAATACGAACGACGGCAATGATTGCCAGAGAACTTGGTAAACAGAACAACAAAGCTGCCTGATAGTGGCCTTTATTTTTGGCATAAATAACAGAATAAACACTGCACTGTGTATTCATTCCAACGAGTGAATACACGGAGCAATGTCGCTCGTAACTAAACAGGAGCCGACTTGTTCTGATTATTGGAAATCTTCTTTGCCCTCCAGTGTGAGGGCGATTTTTTATCTATGAG